ATTGCGCCATGTGATAAATCCCGAAAGTGGTAGCGTCCGCGCCAGGGCGGACCGTGCGAACTGTGCTAAGCGCCCGGTCGCTTCGGCGGCTTCTCACCGATCGCGTCGAGGGTTGTGCGGGTCTGACTGACCAGCAGGTCGATCTCCGCCTGGCGATTGGACGCGCGCACCGCGATCTTGGCCGTCAGGCTGATCTGCTCGATCGCGGCGGCGGCACTCTTCCAGACGGCGTCCATCCAGAGCCACAACTCGGCCAGGTCCAGGGGCGTCTCGGCCGTGATGCCGATCTCCGCCGCCAGGTAAGGGTAAGCCGACAGGTCGGGCTCAGCACCACCCTGCGCCTCTTCCAGATAGCGGACCGCCTCGGCCCGCTTGTCGGCGTAGACCTGATGCTTCCCCGCCGAGGCGAAACGCGCCCGAACCTCCGCCGCCGCCGCGTCGATCGCGGTCTCGGCCTCGAAACGGGCCAGGGCAAGGTTCTTGGAAGCGGTAATGCGAGTCAGCATCAAAAGGCCACGATCTGAACGGACCAAGGCAGGAACGGGAAACGCCGCACCTCGATGGTATAGACACCGGGCGTTTCGGCGGCGAACTCGAAGCCACCGCCCGACACTTCGGCGATCGTCGTCTCAACGGTCGGGTCCGGGTCGTCGATGATGATTTCGCAAGGGTCCGGCATGCCTGTCAACGTCGCGATATCGATACCGTCGGCGAGGATTTCAAACTTGTCGATACTAACCGCCAGTTCCGGTTTCGCGACAACGGTGGCGATGCCATTGAGAGTCTGGACGTACTGGGTTCCCGGGTCGCTGTCGGCTTCGACCAGAGCATGGGTCGTTTCGCCCCAGGGAGCAAGCGCCGCCGCGATCTGTTGATCTCGGAAGTCTGGCAGCAGCAGGATGCCGCCTGTCGCGACAATCTCGCCGGTCCCGACGACGTAAATGGAAATGGGAGTCATCTTTTGTATTCAACAGCGACGATCTGGCAGCGCCCCCCCCAGGGAGTCCAACCAAAAACTCCCGACTCTTGGAGTTGCCAGGTGAATCCTTGATTGGCGGATGCCGGAAAGATATGGCTTATCGTAAACATTGCCGTAGAGCCACCAACAGCGCCGATGACTACTTGGGAATTGGGAACGACGGCGCCATTTAACAGAGATCGTATGGGAAAACCCCCGTAAAGCGGCGTTGAATTACCAAAGTCATCAGGTTGGCCCATGCTGCCGAGAGTGGCGGAAAAATGAGCGGTCACGTGCATATTGCCGCCTTTCACAGACGAAAATCCGAGCGTATGCGAGTTTATGAAATTCATGCCGTAAGTGGCGCCAGCAACAAGCTGATCGGTCCCCGCGATCTCAATGCCGAGGCCGTTGGCATGGAGAATGGTCTTGCCGTTGATGTCGCGAACGATCAGCCCATCCCGGTTCGGGTCTGGAGTGCCCGCGTTCTGCCCGATCTCAACGCGGGTAATCGCGTTGCTGTCATGATACCGTACCGTGTGGTAGCCGACTCGGCCCTCGATCACGATGGTGCTGCGATCCTGGCCATAGAGTCCGCCAATCTGAAGACGCTGGGCCGAAAGACCGCCGCCTGTCAGTTTGGTAAAACTCATGTCATTGATGTGGCCCGTGTTGATCTGTGCCTGGCCGATATGCGCACTGTTGATCAGTCCCTGGTCGATTTGCGCCGCTGCTGTAATCAGCCGTTGGGTCGACAGTTCGTTGGCCGTAATGGCATTCGCCTGAATACGGTCAGCGTTGATGGTGCGGGCGCGAATGCCGTTGCCGTCGATCACGGTCCGGGCATAGGAAATGAACAGCCTCTCGGCCCCGGTATAGGTGCCCAGCACGATCGCCGCCGGGTTGCCGTTGATGGCCTGGTCCGTGGTGCCGCTGATCGTTCCGGTGCCCACCGTCCAATAGATGAACAGGACGCCGGACGTCCACTGCAGCGACCCGCCGATGATCGAATACGTTGTAACGGCCCCGCTACCGTCGGCCGGCATGATCGCGGTGCCGGCCGTCCAGGTCACCTGACCCGACTCGCGGATGGGCGTGAAGGCGATATTGACGAACTCGACGCCGACCCCGGCGGTCAGTTTGTCGGCGGTGATGGTTCGTGCCGCGATCGAGCCGCCATGGATCTTGGTCATGTCCGGCCCGTACAGGACATTGGCCAACGTCGTGCCACCGGACAGCGTGATCTTGCCAGGCTGGATCGTGGTGACACCCCGGTTGATCGCCGCGGCCGGGTCGGACGTGCCCTCCACCGACTCTCCCAGCGTCTTGCCGCTGCTCCCGACGATGACTTCGGCGGACAGCACGGTGTTGGCGAGGATCTTGCTGGCGCTCAGCGAGGATATCTTGGCGTCGTCAATCGCGGCGTTCATGATCGCGGCGTTGCCGATGCTGAGTTCCTGGTAGTCGGCCTCCTCGATCTTCTTGGTCCGGGCACCGATGCCACCGGTCAGGGAGGCTGGGAAGAACTCGGACTTGTTGCGCGAGCGGTCGACCGCCCGGATCCAGTAGTAGACCTGATGGCCCGCCGGGAGATCCTCGCGGGTGAAGGTCGTGCCCGGTGCGTTGCCGATGTAGGACGCCTGGGTCCGGTCGTTGACGGTAGCCTCGAAAACCTCCATATGGCTGAAGTCGGCGTCGGGATGCTGAGGCCATTGAAGCCAGATGGTCTTGAAGGCGGCACTCGGCGTTAGGCTGGTGGGGGCCGCCGGGGCTTCGTTGTCGCCGCCAACGATATGGCTGATTTCCTGGCTGAAGATGGAATCGTTGAACGCGTAGTCCGAGGCGGCGAGACGGACGCGGTACCGGACACCGGCCTGAACCTGCCATTCATAGCGTGGGACATTGGTTTCAAAATGCAGGAAGTTTCCGTCTTCCTCCGCGATCTCGATCCCATAGGTCCGGAAGTCGCCCTCGGCGTTGGCGTTCCACGATGCCAGCAGCCAGAAAGTCTTCGTTCCGTCCGGCCCCATCCGCATTTCATCCGTCAAGGCGAGACCGGTAGGCACCGTCGGCGGCACGGTGTCGGAATCGGTGACGCCGGCCGTGCGGACCTTCAGTTCTGCCGAGACGTTGAGGCCGGTTCGCCCAAACGAGTCGTACGCAGCGACACGCAGGAAGCGGTCAACCTGGATCGGGGCTTGAAGAAAGATGAAGTTGTTCGGACCGTCATAGGCGACGAATTCGGGGCCGGGGACGAAACCGCCGGTGTCGCTCATCCAGACGATGGTGCCCTCGTAATCGAGGTCGGCCGGCTTGTCGAAACTCAGGAAGATCGAGCCGTAGCCGCCCTCGGCAACCAGACCGGTGACCTGTGCGGGGGCGGGATTGAGGACATCAATCGCGGCGGGGAGACTGTAATTGCCCCAGCGGTCCCGCATCAGCACTTCGAACCGGAAGGCGCGGTGAGGCCCGCCACTGACCTGGCTGTTGACGTCGAATGTGAAGGCGTAGCGCGTTAGGGTCGTGTGATCCGTGAAGACCAGACGGCCTCCCAAGTCGTAGACCCGGACCTCGTAGTCGCGAAAGATGGCGTCCAGATAGCCCGCCCCAACCGCCGGCTCCTGGCCGATGTCATAAGCGCCGCGCACGGCGGTACCGCGCCACGCGAAGACCGGGTCGCGGCCCCGGAACTCGTAGTCGTTGCCCTGTCCTTCGATCTCAAGGCCGGTCGGCCGGATCAGGGTAATCGGCGAGTTGTCGGGGATGTCGATGTCGAGGATGGCGGGGCGGGATTCGACCCCCGCGATGTTGACGGCCTGGACGTGAATCACGAAACGCCCGGTTGACTCGCCGTACAGCGTCGTGGTCGCCCCGGTGATGTTCTCGATGGCCTGGAAGTTTCCGTCGTTGCGCCGGTAGCGCACGGTGTAACTGCGGATGTAGGGATCGGGCGAGGGATCCCACGAGATTTCCAGCGCGGTCGTCCAACCGGTTGGCGTGCTGATGTACTGACGGTCGACCCGGACATTGGTCGGTGGCTGGACAATCCCCGGATTGGGTAGTTTGGAAACCGGCGGCAACTTGATATTCAGCCCGAGTTCGACGCGGGCGTAGATCGTCGGGTCGTGCGGCACCGCAGCGACCGTGTACTGCATGTCGCCGTCGTCGGAGATCCCGACGACGCGGAACTGACGGGGCCGCAAATCGCTGACTTCGAGCACCCACGTCGCCTCGGGGACGGGAGCCACCGGCAAAGCCGGCGAGAGAGACAGGGCGGTGGTCGCGCCGGGCCGGTTGCTCACGGTGCGCTTGGCCACGGTGCCGTCCGGCATCTGGATGTGCAGCGTGTAGCCCTTGCCCGCCTCGATCGTCACGGAGCGGTCGAGGCGGGCTGTCGAGCGGTCGGCGCTGACCAGACGACCGCCCAGATCGACACCGACGATCTTCTTCTCGGTCATCAGCACGACGTCGCCGGGAGCGGCCCGGATATGGTCGACACTCGTCTTATACGTTAGTGTGTCACCTAATTTTCCCGTCTCTATGAACCACTTACCAAGACGACGTGCTTGACCCCTACTTTTGCACGCAAAAGCTGTAATGCTTTCCGGCTCCCATCCGTATTTCTTGATGAGTTCCGGGTCCTCGTAGACCTCAAGGTCCGCTTCGTCGAGATTTTCCGGGTCCTGGAACGAAACGAGGGCGACCGTCTTGATGGCCCGCACAGCCGGTCCGGCGAATTCGAAGCCGCCGGTGACCTGGGATGCCGTGACGGTGAAGACAGGGTCCTTCGGCGCGTCCTGGACGACCGTGACGGCGCCGGAAGCCCAGTACGCCATCGCGCGGAACGACGACGCTAGCGCATTGACGACGCTGTAGGCCTCCTGGCGCGTGTTGATGACGAAGTGAGCCTCGAACCGGGGCTCCATGATGTCGCTACCGTCGGAGTTCTTCTGGCCCGAGGGCACGAGTTCGTCGCAATACCGGCCGCAGGTGTAGATCGCAGCCTTGTCGACCGCGTTGTCGGGCAGCGCACAGCCGGCGCGGTGGGTCAGCAAGGCGTAGAACAGGTAAGCCGGGTTGCTGGTATAGGCCAGTTTCCAACTGCCGTTGAAGATTCCCGTGTAGGTGCGGCCGACCGGGTCGTAGTTGTGCGGCACCCGGACGACCCAGGTGTCCCAGCGGCTGGAGACCGTCGGCATCGAGTTGCCGAACCGCTGCGCATCGAAGGTCAGCCCCAGCAGAGCCGTATTGGGATACCGTAGTTTCCGGTCAATGATCTCGGTGTAACTGCTCCACGTCGTCGCGTTCTGCAACGACGCGCGGTCGCTGTCGGGGGACAGGCGCTCGACCATGATGTCCCACGGCCCGTCGCCCGGCAACGGGAGGCGGTACTGCTCCTCGTAGGCCGAGGTGGTCTTGCCGACGATTTCCTGGTGGTATTCTGCTTCCCAGCCCGAGCGGCCCTGCCGGCGCACCCGGATGACGAACTCGACCCGCGTGCCATGGGCATCGCCGGTCTTGGTGTCCTGGTCGACCATGCCGCTGACCGCGATGACGACGCGGACGGCATTCGCGTTGGCGTTGTTGATCGACCGGATGGCCGGCGTTGAGCGCTTGATCTCGGTCGGCAGGCCGACGTCGGAGGAGTGCGTGTTCTCGACGGCCGGAAAGCCTTCGATCCACGACTGGTCCGGCGTGCCGACGCGGTAGTCCCAGGTGACGCCCTGGAAGTTCAGCGTCCCGTCGGCGTTCATCAGCGGCGTGCCGTTCAGGAAGATGTGCTTCGCCCCGGACTCATATCCCCCGACAATCCCTTGAAACGGACCCTCACCTAAGGCATAGAGAACGCGCCCCGTCGCCTTACTTTGGAGGGTGTTCGGATCTTCAACGGGGTACCTCGGTTGCGCCTGCTTCTGGTCGCCACCCTTGGCCCCTCGGGCATTCGGAAGATATTTGATCTCGCTCACGCCAGTTTCTCGATCGAAATGCCGGCGGAGATTACGATCCCGCCCATCACGTTGCGCCCACCGCAGATTGGGATCGGATGCCCCTGCTCGACGACGTTGACCGACCCGCCGAGCATGAACGACGGCCGGTCCTCCGGGCGTTCGCGTTGGCTAACGTCGGGGGATTTGGGAACCGGCGTCAGAAGCATGCTGATGCCGGTCAGGGCAAGGCTGGCGCCGATCATGGCGACGGAACCCCAGGTGCCGGCTCCCATGCCAAGCGCCGTTCCGCTGGCCCCCAGCGCGAAGCCGCCGGTCGCGATGGCCGCGACGCCGAGCAGGGCGACGCCGATGATCATCTTTCCGACGCCTTGGTTCTTGGCACCGCTGGCCGT